ACGATTGATAATATATGGAGGATAAGAAGAAATATCTTCCGATAAATCTTCTTTTGTAAAATTAACTGAGTTTAACCAATCTTTAAGTTCGTAAGTCATCGTATAATTTGAATGTCATCATCATCGGTCCAAAGTTCAACCTTAGTTCTAAACCTACCTTCTTCCTTGAGTTTTTCGTAACGCTTAGTTGCTTTCTTCTTCCACCAAGAAATAATATTTTCCAAGTAGAATTTATCCCAATTTGGACCACAAACAAGTTCTTCTTGTTCTCCAAGAATTACTTCTCGAACATTAGAATATCCATATTCACAAATATAAAATCTTTTCTTTTGTGTAATTGAAAATGCAGCATCAACTACTTCATTAAAAATATCAAGTTTTTCTTTATCTTCAAGATAATTTTTAATAATTGATATCATCTTTGTCTGACGCTTCATCTTCTTTGACGACACTTTATTATCTGTTAATGGTTTATTATTGTTCAAATAAGTAAAGTGATTGTGAAGTTCATGAAAAATATCATCATGAAGAAGAGGCAGAAACTTACTCTCAGTCAAACCCTTATATCTCATGAAGGGTTTAAGTCCATCATACTGAGAAGCATCAGTAACTGAACCATAAAGAGATGTAGTTTCAAACAAAGCGATGTCTTTTTCAAATACTTCATTGAGAGTCTCTCTTGCATAATGAGAACAGCAAAGAAGTGCAAGAAGTTTTCCACCAAGATAGTTGTACCCAAAAGGTTGAGATGGGACTATTACAAATCCCATAGCCGCATGACGATTAAAAATAGAAAGATTTGGCGCTTTACCCAACCATTCATTTCTAGGTTTGGAGTTAATAGTAGGAGAACCAAAGCGAATAAACCCAATAATTTTTTTAGTAGTCTTTTCATAGACAATCCACTTTAACTCCCTACCAGGAATATTCTGCTCGTTATTATGAGATGAAACTGAAGTTAATAACTCAGTAAAAACTTCCTGAGATACTTGCATACGTCCACCTTCAACCTTTCCACCAACTTTAACAATCTCAAACTGCATATCTTCTGGATGGATATCTTCATTGAAAAATTCATCTTTCAAAGAAAATAAAGTATTTTTTCCCGATATTACTTCCATTTTTACAAAGCGAATATAATCTTCAATGTTTCCCATATGAGAAAAATATTGAATAAAATTATCCGCAGCATTGATTAAAGAGGGTTGATGCTCTTTCCAATTTACTTTTTGCCCAGAAATAATCATTATCAAACAATCAACTTTTTACTTGGCGATTTAATCACGGAAAACATTTCCTCATATTGTTCTACAATTTGCTCTTGTGCTTCTGCAATATAAACGACATATTTTTTAGAAACTTCTAAATCAATATCTTTACCTTTCAGAAGAGGAGACCAAGGAGCAAATCCAAGTTGGCCATTTCCAGCAGGAATAGCAACAATTGGATTACGAATCACAATATTCTCCCCCAAATCTCCAACTTGGTCTGCGATTACATCTTCACCAGACCACATACGAATTAGTTTTACATTCATTTGAATTCACACTCCACCATTAGTTCAGTTAGTGCCGCAAGAAGATTAATTTCTTGGTCGGCAACAAAGGCAATTTGATATTGGTATTTAGCTATAATTAAAACTGCTGCTGGAATAGAAGCAGGGACAAGAGCATCATAAAGCGTATCATAGACCCGACGAAGAATCACAGAGGAGTCATTATCTAAATTAGAAGTGACCCACTTGCGGACTTCTGTAAAGTTCTTTTCTTTTAGATACTTAATCAGTTCATTTACAGAAACGTCTGAGAAAGATGCAAGAATGCCCGCGTCGATTTTTCCTCCTGTAGAATACCTTTGGATTTCGTTGAGGACGCGACGAAAATCTGGGAAGTGTTTTGTAACAAGTTCCGCAACGACTTTTTCATCATACTCAATCTTTTCTGCATCCAGGATTGATTGGAGTCGTTGGAAGAAACTACCTGCAAGTTGAACTCTTTGCTTCCCTTTGATGGTGAAGTCGATGACGGCACATCGGGAGTGAAGAGGTTCAATGATTTTGTTCTTGTAGTTGCAGGTGAAGATGAATCGGCAGTTGCTATAAAATGCCTCAATATTCGCCCGTAGTAGGAGTTGTACATCATTACCGGTGTTGTCTGCTTCGTCAATGATGATGACTTTGTGTTTAGAAGATCCCGTAAGTGAGACGGTCGAAGCAAAGTTCTTTGCTTGATTCCGTACAGTATCCAGGAAACGTCCTTCGTCGGATCCATTGATGACATAATAATCTGCCCCCAGTTCATTACATAGTGCTTTTGCAATCGTGGTTTTACCAATACCAGGAGGACCTGCAAGAAGGAGATTTGGAATCTCACCCTTCTCTACAAACTCCTTAAACGTTTTTTTAGTTTCATCAGGAAGAATACAATCCTCAATTACTTGCGGCCTGTATTTTTCGGTCAGAAGAAATTCACTTGCCATAATTAAATCCAATCAGGTTTTCTTTGTGGCATACGAAGATAGTTTTCAGACACCCAAGGTTTGGATGAGATATACCTCTTATATGCTTCAAATGTATCAATAGTGTCGTCAAACTTCCATTCCTCAGGCATAGCACGAGCAAATGGAGTCACTTCTGTAATCTTACCCTTAGGAAACAAATAGTATGCATCCACAAGGGTATTATAACAGGAGTGAGTTTTATTATACCGCAGGCAGTATTCATCAGACAAGTTCAATCCCCACTTGATTAACCAGTAGGCATTATGGATGCTCTCCAGTGCCCACTTGGTGCAGGGATGATTACGGAATGCTCCTTTGTCGGTCTTGTAGGGGGTTCCATCCGCCTTAGGGAGAGTGCCATACCCGTGCCCCCACTTCTCTGAGGCAACGATGGAGAGCATCTGGCAGCACTCTAGGGGCATCTTGACAATGTGTTTGTCGGGAAGACAAATGGCACTCTCGGCAGGCCAAGGAGAAGTGACGAAGATGTTCATCAGAAACAATACTTTTGAACTACGTATTTTACTTTATTTGGTTTATCTTCCATCCAGAAAGCTTCGTGCTCTATATTTTTAGTTACTTCTCCAGACATTCGTATTGCCTTTTTTAAATCATTTGCTCTCCTGTTACTTAGGGGCATATCGTATGGAGATATACCTAAAGGAGAAACAGTTCTATTCCTAGTTTTGCAGGATTGAGCAACATGTACAGCTTCATGCAAAACAGTTTCGTTTATGTAATATTGTACATCAGGTCCTTTTACAATTCTTTGCGTGCAAATAATGAACTTATTAGTATCGGATTGATACATACCATAAATGTCATATTTTCTACAAAGTTCAGAATTTTCCACAAATCTTACTTTTTTTGAAACCAAATCGTAAACGTCTTTGGTTTCGGGAAGTAAATAAATCAAAAAGTCCATAATAAAAAATTAGGTTTTTACCCAAAGGTAGAATCAGGCTCCAGAGCAATATGATAGGTCACATCAAAGGAAGTATTCTTGAATCGTGACAGAAGTTTACGTGAGATAACCACCTCATAGTTTCCAGGAAGAATCTTGATGTTCTCTACCTTGAAGTTAAAGGAGAATGTTTCATCAGTTTCACCAACAACCACGGAGAAGTCGTTGGAAGTATCGTTCTTCTTATCACGAACAACAAGTTTCACCACACCTGCTTCACCAACCACAGACAGGTCAGGAAGTTGATAAACAGCAGCAGCCTTAAGCAGTTTATCAAGTTCTTTGGTATCAAGAAGGAAACAAACATCTTCAGAAGGAAGAGAGATTTCTTTATCAGGAGGAGTGATAATTACGTTAGGGTCGGCAAAGAAATACTTAGAACGAGACTTGCCTTCTTTGATAACGACATAACCATCGTTCTGGAAATCAAGTTCTGCGTTCTGATGAAGATTGAGACCATTCAGAAACTGGTTCAAATCATAGATACCAAAATTCTTAGGAAGCTCTTCTTCAATTGTTGCCTCTGCAAGAATGTTTTTCATAACACTGATTGTTCGCAGTGTGCTTCCTTCCTTGAAGAGGATGGACTGATTGATAGAAGAAAAGTTCTTCAGCAGAGTCAGAGTTTTGTCGGAAATTTTCATAATCAATAAGGGAAATCAGTGGTAGTTTTTTTGTGAAGACCAGCAAAGTGGTACAGAAGAATACAATAATGGATTGCTTTCAAAATGTCCATCTTTGATTTACCATTCTTCTTACCAAAACGAGACAAATACTTAATAGCATTTGAACGAGTGAAAGGTTCAGCATCACCAATACTCTCAATCAAATCAAGAGTTTGAGTTTTGGATTCTTGAGAAGTGTAATGTTGATGATAAGTGCTGGAAAGATACTGTTCAATTTCTTTTAGAGTTTTATCTTCCTCGTATTTCCAGAATCCGTTTTTATTAGTGTCTTCAGTCATATTCACAAAACTATATGGTGAGATAATATCTTCCCCATAAGAAGAAAAGATTATATCATTGGTAGAACCAATCTCAAAGTTTTTAGACATTTTTTATTTCATAGTAAAAGGACAAAGAGGGAGGCACTTTTTACCTCCCCATATTCTATCAGTTTGACTGAGGTTCGTCAACAGGCATTTGGAAGTCAGCATCTACCTTATCATAGAGTTCAATAAAGGCAGTCTTAGTTTCATCATCAAATCGTGCAGTACAAACATCAATTGCCTTTGCCTTGTTGCCAAAGATGCTGTAAGCACGAATGATATGAACCAGACGGCGGGTGCTGATGATTTCCTCAATACCACCATCGTAGAATGTCTTACGGATGATATCAGCCCAATCTACAAGACGCTTACAGAACTCACGGTCTTCCACTCCAAGATCCAGAGCAATCCCCTCAAGGATTTTCTGTTCGGTTGAAGGGTTGGGATAGGACTGCTCAAAGGTCACGGGGAAACGCTCTAGAAACGCCTCGTTGAGCACATTGGTGCCGATGAAGCGACCATCATCAGAACCCTTACCCTTAGTGTTGGCAGTAGCAATCACATTGAAACCAGCAGCAGGTTTCACCCAGCGACCAATCTTCTTAAGAAAGACACCTTTACCTTCTAGAATGGACTGAAGGCAGAGGATTTTGTTGGAGGCAAGGTCAATTTCATCAAGGAGAAGGATTGCTCCTCGTTCAAGTGCTTCAATGACGGGACCGTTATGCCATGCAGTATTCCCATCAACAAGCCTAAAACCACCGATAAGGTCATCTTCATCAGTTTCAATCGTAATATTTACACGAATCAATTCACGCTTCAGTTGAGCACACGCTTGCTCAACGCTGAACGTTTTACCATTACCAGAAAGACCCGTAATGAACGTAGGATAGAATAGACGGGACTGAATAATCTTTTTAACATCAGAGAAATTACCAAACTTGACGAAGGTATCATCTTTCTCAGGAATAAGGTTCTGTTCTACGGAAGGGAGAGCAGCAGGTGCTTGGAAAGTACGTTCGATTTCTTCTACCTTTTGTTGTGTTACTTCAAGATTCCATTTGCCACGACCAACTTTAAACTGGTCAATTTTTTTGGTGACGGTTTGATAGTTAGAATCATTCAGAGCACACCACGCACGAATATCAGCACCAGTCACAGCATTTCCGTAAAGTGCCTGGAGAGAAGTGCGGATGTAGTCAGAAGAGAGAGTCATGTTCGTTTCGTTTCAACATAGTCATTATAAACCAAAAAAGGGTCCCGAAGGACCCTCAGTGGTCAGTTCGCCAGCTGGTTCTTGAGTTTCTCAAGGTAGTCAGCACTAGCAATATGACCAGTATAACCTGGATAATATTTTTCTACGAGTGCTGGAATGCCCATAGCAATTGTGCTGCTATTACATTTAATCCAAACTTCTTTGGTGTCGTATTTGACGACATGTTCAAATGGAAATTTAGTTTTCATTGTTGCAAAATTTATAAGAATATCCAGGATAAAACTTTTCTACATTATGAGGAACACCATACCTTCCAATTTGTCCATTATTATCCCAGTAAATAGTCACAATTTTATTTTTTTCATCAACAGTATGATTGTAGGGAAAGTTATTCTTCGCTACTATAGTGGAATGATCTATTTTGTTTGACATTTTTTTCAGTTTGATTTGAACTTGGTTTCTTTTTAGATCTTATCTTACCTGCAGTAGTTTGTCCAATTGCAGGGTCTGGATTATTTCCAAATTTTGCTTTTCCAATGCTAAAAGGTTTTTCTCCACTTCCATCAGTAGATACTAGTTTAGCTTCTTTACCTGCTCTTTGAGTAATCACACTATGTTGTGCTTCGCCAGAAGGTCCTTTCTTTTTGCCAAGATTTCTCATTTTTCTCTCAAATCCCTTTCTAGAATTTTTTTTAGGATTTCTAGTTACTTGATAAGAAACTTCGGTATCGATACCTTTACCACCACCTTCATCATAAGATCCAACATTTTTACTAAATCCATGACCAGACCTTCTAAGAGTTTTCTCGGTTGATTTTCTCTCTTTCCTATTTTGTTTTTCTGATTGAGATCCACGATCTCTAGAAACCATTGCAGTATCTCTTTCTTTAGTATTTCTAATTTGTTTATTTATTGTCGATTCTTCAATTTCATACTCTTCAGTTTTTGTAGTTCTTGAAGCAACATCAGAATGGGGATTTTTTGCATGTTGCATCAAACGAATAAGTTCAGCAACCTTTTTCTTTCTCTTCTCATCTGCTCTTTGTTCTGGAGACTTTCTAGTAATAAAAAGTTCCTGAACATTCTCACCACTTTCTGCTTTACCACTGTACTTTTTATTTTTATTCTTCTTAGTATTCTTTTCAATTTCACGAGCAATGAGAACTCTCTTGAGTTTCATTCTCTTACTCAAGGCAGGAGGATTACCCAGAGCATTTGCCATGGTCATCCCAATACCTTCATCAATCCCATACTCACACTCATCTTTCAGTTCTTTAATCTTGCGAGCAACCCTTTTTCTAGTTTCTTCGGGGTCCTCACCATAACGATCTTTATCAGACTTTGCTTTGGTCTTTGGTTGAGATTTTTTAACTGGAGTAATCATATAGATTTCATCTAGACTTCCATATGCTTCAGCAGTAAATTGTTTGAAGGTCTTCATGCTACTAAAGAAATAAATTCTCCTAATACCTTTTTATTTAGTTTTTTAGTCTTCAGAGACTTGGCAAATGCGGATTTGATTTGGGACTTGGTGGCATCCTCAGCAACTTCAAACTCAGATTCCTGTGAAAGTGCCGTGGAAGAAAGTCCAAAGTAAGCATCATATCCAGAGTTGGTAATAGTGAAACTGCGAAGTTTCTTCCAATCACTTTGGATTTTTTCATACTGTTTATCAAGTTGAGAATGATAGAGTTGAATAAAACGATGAGCATAACGGCTTTCAAGAACACGAATACCAATAAAGTTCATTGAAGAAAACTTATCTTTCAGATTCCTAAGAAGCGTATCAGTGAAGGCATGATATCCATAATCAACTTTGTAAGTAGTTCCAAGTTTGCGGTCACGGAGAAGCGTAGTATCGGGATAAACATAACCACTACCAAGAACTGGTTTATCAGAATAAGAACGGCGAACTTCTTTATGATATGTTAATTGATTTGCCTCACCATCAGTTAAAACAATACACTGAACTTTTTGAAGTTTGTTCTCTTTTTGAAACTTGGGAAGAATTTGGTGAAGAGAAATCAGTGCTTCATTTAGAGGAGTTCCCGAAAGAGACATACGGTTGGAGTAAGTGTAAGGAGAACTATAAGTCCGACCAAAACAATAGGCAAGACGCCAAATATTCAGAAGTTGATGTTCCAATTCTTTACCATTTACTTTGCTGGTAAGAATATTCATCATAGAGAAAGACTCATCAACAATTAGAAGACCTTCTTTCTTTTCATAATGCTGTTTTCGGTCAGCTGCAACATACCTATCATTCTCATAATCATATTCTCCACGACGCCATTCATTCGTGAATGCATAGACCTCAAAAGGAATGGATACTTTCTTACAGAACCAAATAAGATTAAAGAGTTGCTTACAAGTATCAAGCATCACATCAGACATAGAACCACTCCAGTCCAGCACAAATACCAGACCGTGATTCTTACCATCAGGAATCACAGAAACCTTCTTAAACAGGTCTTCATTATACTTGTAGGTGTGAAGACGGGCAGTATCAAGAACACCAGTGCGAGCAGTTGAGGCGCGAGCATACTGGTCTGCAGCTTTACGACACTCAAACTCTTTGACCAGATAATTCACTTCCTTTTGAGCAGAAGTTTTGAACTTCTTATACTCAAGGTCAGAGTCTTTATAAAGATTTGTGGGGGTAACTTCTTTATCTTTTGCCCATGCGTTATGTTGATTTTGTTGTTGAGCAAAAGAGTTATCAATCTCTTTATGGACTTCAGAATTCTTACCAATAACAGTATCAAGATTTAGTTGAGGAATTTCTACATAGGTATTTTCATATGAGTCATTTCCAACAAGGTCTTTAATTTTTTCATCCAAAGAATCTGCCGTGCGAACTTCAGGTTCATCTTGCTCACCACCAGACTTTACAGGAGTTTGGTCTCCCTGAGCAGTTCCACCATATGAACCTCCATCATCTTTGGGTTGGGAGTTTTCACTCTCACCTTCTTCATCAGAAGAGGAGTCATTGGTCTCCACAATTTCGTTAGCAGGAGATTGAGAATTTCCTTGCATTTCGTGGGAATCAAAGTCAGCAACCTTTTGTTCCTGTTCTTTTTCTTTCTTGCAATACTTGTAAAGCTCTTCAGCAGCAATCAGAACATCTGCAAAAGTTTCAGATGCAGAAATCAGATTGATGATTTCCTGTTCTTCTGGTTTGAAATCTAAAGTGATAAAGTTTCCAACCTTGAAGTAAAGATTTACGCGGTCAGCAAGATTAAAACTTGAAATATCTTCATCCTCAATCTGAAAGAAATCTTCCTCATTCAGTTCCTTATATCCATTGAAAAAGGTTTTAGCAAGTCCTGCATACTTGCGCTTCATCAGTTTCTCAACGCGAGCATCCTCAACCACATTCACAAATTGAGGAGGAACCTTAACTTTATCCAACCAATCCTCATCAGGTGTGAAGAGAGCATGGCCCACTTCATGACCCACCAGAAGGTCATAGACTGTATTGCTTGCCTTCTCCCACAGGGGAAGTGTCAGAACACGAGTATGGACGTTAAAGCAGGCAGTAGAGACCTTCTTGTGCTCCACCACCAAATCCTCAGTGGCAAGCAGTTTGGCAAGTTGGGATTTGATTTCGTGGCGAACAGGCATCGGTTTCGTTTCGTATGTGGCCATAATAAAACGAAAGGTCGCCTTTTGGGCGACCCATGTGCTGCTTTTTGAACTGGGCTAGTCTTGCTTTTGCTTGCCTCAGTGCTTGCGGTTTAAGTTTTCGTTTCTGTTCTTTCTTGGAATGGTGCTTCCAGTTTGGGACTTGCATTGTTCTTTGGTGGTTCAGGCCACCATACGCGAAAAACCTTTGACCTTTTCGAACTTTATGACGCTTTCGAATCTGTCCTCTAGTCCAGTCTTATGCGAGATAACAAAGATATTAGCATCTTTAATCACATAACGGATAATCTTAAGAAACTCTTCGGTTCCAAATCCATCAAGTGAAGAATCAAACACCTCATCCATAATTAGAAGATTTGTATTAACTGAGTTCTTCATTCTTGCAACTTCTCTCCAAGTGAAAAGAAGTGCTAGGTCAATTCTCATCTTTTCCCCTTCACTAAAGGAAGCATATGAGAAATCTTCGTGAATGGGAGACTGGACGGTTTCGTTAAACTCCTCATCAAGAGTAAAGTTGATATAGAAGTCCATCATTTGCAAGTAACGATTAACTTGCTGATTGATGAGGGGCAAATACTTCTTAATGATTTTGGATTTTACTCCACCGTCTTTAAGTAAACTATACGAAAAATCGTAATAGTTGATTGTGTCCTTTTTAGAAGCGAGTTCGTCGTATGTAGTTTTTAAGTTTTTATTGAAGGATTCTAACTTCTCATGTTCAGAATTTCGGTTTGCAAGTTGTTCGGTAATTCTTTGAATTTCCGATTCCAGACTTCTGATTTGCTTTTGGCATCCAGAAATCTTAACATTGTTTTGAGAAATGCCATTCGTTAGTTTCGAAATCTCCTTCGATAGAGTATTGAATTGACGCTCTCGCTCCTCTTCCTCTTTAATTGCCTCCTCTAGTTCTTTATAACCAGATTGCAACTCCTTTGCCTTATCTTGAGCGTCTTTGATTCTATTTATTCTGAACTCTTCATCAATGGACTGGGTGCAGGTGGGGCATACCGTATTCTCAGTGAAGAACTTATGCTCTTTAGTAATAGTAGATACCTTTTGGGATATTTTGCCTTTAAGATTTCCTAACTTGCGAAGTTTATCTGTAGACCCCACATAATCTTCAAGTTCTTTTTGTAAGGTATATAAACCCTCTTCTACTACAGCATTATCGACCATATAAGCGCCAACTTCCCTATCGAGATTGGCAATCTTTTCTTTGTTGGCATTTATATTGTCCTTTCCGCGATTTTCAAGTTCTTCAATAAAACTTTTCTGCATTTGGACTTTATCCAAAAGAGATTCTTTTTTAAGTTCAAGAACTTTAATATCTTCCTTTACAGAACGAATCTTTTCTTTAATAAGCGTATTCATTGAAGAAAAGATTTTAATATCAAGCAAATCTTCAATCACTTCTCTACGATTTGCGGCAGAGAGTTGCATAAAAGGAACAAAAGTGCTAGAACCAAGAATCACAATCTGAGTAAAAGACTTATAGTTCATTTTAAGAACATTTTGCTCTAACCACTTTTGTTGGTCTAGTGCAGCTGCAGATTGGTCCAAAGCACTATCATTTCTCCAAATTTCAAATATAGCAGGTTTGATTCCCCTTACAACTTTCCACTCAGTTTTGCCAATAGAAAACTCAACCTCAACGCGGCAATCCTTTTCATTCACAGAATTGATGAGTTGCGGTTTATTAATTTTACGAAAAGGCTTTCCGAATAAAGAAAACGTAAGTGCATCCAGAACAGTGGACTTACCCGCGCCATTTGTTCCGATGATTAAATTTGTTTTATTCTTTGTAAAGTCAACTTCAGTATATTGGTTGCCTGTACTTAGAAAGTTTTTCCAACGAATAGTTTTAAATAAAATCATGTTCAATATCAGGAGGAATCACAATATCATCTGGAGTAATAACAGTATACATGTAATCATGTAGTTCGCAAGTTTTGATTATAACATCATCTTCTATTTCAATCACATGCATTTCAGGACAACCATTTTCTTCTAGCATCATAGCATATC